GCACTAGCTGTAGCTGAGTTTGCGGCAGCTGTGGCAGAGTTGGCAGCTGAAGTAGAAGATGTAGTTGCTGTTGCAGCATCAACAATTAAAGACCATTTAGCACTATCGGTGTTAGTAGTTAATGGTTGTGAACCAGATGAAGTATGAGCAACAGTTGCAATAAAAATATTATTAGTAGAAGTATCTTTGACAAGATCTCTAACTGCGTAAGTAGTAGAGGCAGCCCAGTTACCTTTAAAAGTTCCAAGTTCTTGAGTTACAGCAATCTCTCCAGAACTATCGAATGCTAGAATTTTATTCGCTCTATTAGTTGCATCAACTGTAAATTCAGTCGATGTCATAGTATTTGTTCTTGATAGTTTTAAAGATCTATCAACTTGTTCTTGTAATTCTTGAGATATAGAAGTTACTTTATCATGTGCAGTCTCAATAGTATCTGCACTCATTGGATCATTATCAATAAGATCCATTGCTTGAGTTTGTGGTGTAGATCTTCTTAAAACAACAGTTTCAGTTCCACTTGGAATATTACCAGATGTGAAAGTTACAGTTCCAGAATTATTTCCAACTCCAGCAACATTATAATGAGTACCTTTAGACTTTACAGTCTCAGATCCAGTTGCAGATCTTATAATTACCTGGATGTCATCATCATCAGTAATTTTAAAATTATAAGTAAAGGCTGATGTAGATCCATTTCCAGAATAACTGTTTTTTATTATTGTAGTTGATATAGTCATGTTAATTTATTTGTTTATCTCCTTGTTGTTTCATCCATTTGTTTCCAGCTTGTATTTCAGCTCTTGCTTCAATAGCTTCAAACATTTCTAATTCTTTAAATTCTAGTTTTGCGTCTGTCTTTGCATCTTCAACAGCATCTTTAAATAACACCAATTTATATGATTGATCTGTTTCGTTTATGTATGTTGGATCTTCTAATAATTCTTCTAAATATTGTCTAACATATTCACCAGTATAATAAACTAAGGTTGCATATTCTTCTTCTTTTAAAACAACATTAACTGGAATACCATAATCCAAATCACCTTCAACTGTTTCAGTATCAATACTGTAAGCATTGACCATTATTTTTTTTCTAACTTTTTTTGGATTGTAACCAATCTCAGCAGCTTCAATATTTGCTGGATGCTCTTCCATAGAAGAAACAAAACCAAATTTTGGAACTGGTAATCCTAACCAGTCTCTATCTAAATATAAATCATTTTCAAATCCAGGTATCATTTTCTGGAGCATTGATTTAAACTCTATATTTAGTTTTCTAAAATCATCTTTATTAACTAAACCATAATTTTCTGTTTCAACTTTTTCTGATCCAAGATCATCAAAGTATGATAGCAGCATTCCGTAAGGCATCATGCCACTAATAATCTTTTTACCTTCTTTAATTGCTACTTCAGATTTAGTATTACTCATCTTCATGTTTGATTGAAGATCTGCTAATCTACCAGCACCATTAAGAACTGATGTATTTAAAAGGTTTTCTCCAATAGAGACAGCATAAGCAGTTAAAAAATTATAAAATTCTTTGTGTGTATTTTCCCAGCCAGACCAATCTTCTTGCATGTTATTAATAATAGCTCCAATATCAGCTGCTATTGCTGCTAACATTATTGCTGGCTCAAAACCATTTAAACTTAACTGAAGTTTAGATCCAGTAAGACCAGTTAATTCTTGTATCTCATCTGATAAAAAATTATGAAATCTAAAAGATTTAGGTTGAGCATTTTTAGCCTTTTTTAATTCGTATTTTTTTCTTCCTCTTAAATCAACATCTGATCCGTGAAATGTTCCAAAGTAACCTAATGGAACAAAGGTTGCCATAAAGGCCCATCCCATAACTGATTTAGCTTTTGCTATTTCAGCTTCAGCACCACCTTTTTTTAGAGCTTCTCTATGACTTCTTAAAATTCTATTTGCACCTGGAGATCTTTCCAAAACTGCTCCAAGTATATTTCCTGGAGTTCTTAAAAAAGTAAAATATTGTGATGATAAAATTGTTATCGGATTTAATGCTTTTATATTTTTTAAATCTGATACAGCACCAGTTAAATCTCCAACAATATCATTTCGTTTTTGCAAAGGAGTTTGAAAAGTTCTTCTTTGTGCTGCTTCAAAAGCAGTTTTAGTCATTGTCTTGTCTGGATTAGTAACTAAAGCTGCTAAATAATCTGCTGCTTTATTTCTACTTAAACTACCCATCTTAATATTTTTAAGAGTATCTCTAAAAGCTAAAGCATAGAGCTCACTTTGATATGCAGAGTTTTTAAAATAGTTATCTGCATTCTGTAAAAATTTATAAGGCAGTCTATCAATAGTTAAAATTCTTCCGCTAACATCTACAAACTTTCCTAATACTGTATCTTGACTAACACCAAAAGCATCTGCTGATAAAGCATTGACTGGACTTTCAAATTTAGTTCCAGCAATTTGACTTTCAACACCTGGAGCATTCTTATAAGTTTTTAATGGATTAGAACTTAATGGTTTAATTGATTTCCATTTTTGACTAAAGGCTCTAAACATATTTGTTGCTGCGAGGTGTTCACCAAAAGCAGCAGCTATATCTTCATACTCAGCAACACTATCGACAGTTTTACCGCCATACATTCTAGCAGCAATCTTTCTTTCAGTTCTTTCCATTGCTTTATAGATCCAGTTACCACCAATGTTTTTTACATGTGTCATTGGACCAATCAAAATATTGTTTAAGAATATTTCAACTAAAGCATCTGAAGTTTTTGAACCAAAACTTTTTTCTGCAAATTTAATTTTACTTGCTAGGCCAGGTGTCTCTCCATACAACTCAGCAATTTTTATAATTTGCTCTTTGCCTCCTAAATTCATTAGGATGTTTTTTCTATTTAATTCGTCTAAATTAATATTTTTAATTATGCTGGTGTTATTAGGCTCTTTCATAATATTAAGAGCTCTAGCTGTTTCTGTTTGAACACCTTTATAAATTTTAGTTAATTCAGCAGTCAAAGCATGTTGTTGAGCAAACTCTAAAGCATTCTTACTATTATCTCCGCCTTCAGATAATAATTTATTTTTTAATAATGCTAACTTTTCATGCTGTGTAATTAATAAATTTTTTGCTGCTTTTATTTCATGTGCATTTAAAGCAGAGCCTGGTGTTAATTTTAAAAGATTAGCAGCTAACGTATCTGAGTTAGTTCCTAACAAAGTTGAAAGTTCGTTAGTTTCTTTCCAGGTTACAACACCTCTATTTTGTTTTGCAATACTATTTTTATATTGATTACCAAGAACTCTTATGCTGGATAATACATCATCGCTACTATTAATTTTATTAAAATTTAATATATCGCTTTCATTACCATCAAGTTTAGCTTCTTTTAAAATTCTTTCATCATCTTGTAAAAACTCATCAACCTTCTTCTGTGAAGTTGGTTTTGGCATTTTAACTTTGCTTACAATCTTAGGAGCTAAGTTAGGAGCAACACTTGATCCATCAATACCAAAGTCAGCAGTATTTTTACCAATATTTATTGGTTTAGATTTACCAGCTTGTATTTTTTCAATTTTACCTTGAGCTTCTTCTAATAAAGTTTTAGTCTCATCCTTTGTAAATTTTTCTGTGCCTTCAGGAAATTGTTTTGGTTTTACCTTACTCTTTCCAATGGCATTAATTATAGCCTTAACTACCATGTTTTTTTATTCCTATGATTTTTGAAAATAAATATTTGAAGCTATTTATTTATTACTATTAATTTGTCGTTTGTGAAATAGTATTGTTTTTCATACTATCCGATACTGCTTGAGCTCCCCAGGTTGCTAAACTTACTCCACCAAGTAATTCAAACAGAGGTTGACTTGAACTTTGTACTCCAACTTTCATCTCATCTGATAATTCTAAAACTGTAACTGGAATATCATCAATAGGATCTAGGTCCACCATATCGTTTATTTCGTCATCAAAAACTTTTCTACCTAATTTATCATCATAAACTTTAGCATTCCATTTCTTGGCATACTTTTTCATGTAGCTTGGAATAGTTTTGTTATATAAATCAAACTTACCTTTACCTGATCCCATTATTTCTGCTTTATCATAATTAACAGCACCTTGAATAGCATCTTCATCAGTAGCATCCATAACCATTTGTTGAAACTCTGGAAACTTTTTAGATCCAACATCTTTTTCATATTTCTTTAATGTTTCAAAAAATACTCCTTCTTTGTCTAAATTTGGATTAAAATTAACTGTTTTAAATATAGTTCCTTCATCATCTGCAAAAGTAATTCTTGCAGATCCTGGACCATTAGGAATAGCCACTATGCTTTTAAGTTTATTTATTTCTTGACCATATCTATTAGCAGCAAGCTCTCCTTTAGGAATAGCAATAGCATCAAAGCCATTATCAGCAGCATATCTAGTTAATCTCTTAATAGTGAACTCATACCAACTGTTTTTAAATGGAAAGTCTTTTAATACTTTATCTCTATTTGCATATCTCATTTCATCGGCAGCTCTTGATGTTGAGTTAGCACTAGCAAACATATCTGTTTTAGATGCTTGTAATAAATCTGATTGCATCTCTTCAACTGTTAAAACTTTTAAAGGAGGTTTTTTCATACCTCTATCAATTTCTCTTGTCTTAAATCTTACATGAGCAAACTCATTTGGTCTGTTAAAATGAGGAGAGTTAAAATCAATAGATGTTTTCACTTCTGATTTAACTTTATTACCAGCAAGTGTACCAAATTCTCCTTCAAGTATTGCTGGAGTAGTTCCTTCTTTATTTTTAATTTTAAATACTAGCTCTGTATAATTTTCTCCTCCAGGAGAAGTATATCTTTCATATACTGGCTGATTAGATCCACCTTCGCCACTTAATTTATAATTTCTTATTTCATCTTCTAAATGAAGTCTTTCTAATTCAAGATTATCAATTTCGTATTTAGCAATTTTTTTATATTTATATTTTAAATCAATTTGTTCTAAACTATTTGAAGAAACAATATATCTTTCTGTATATTCGTTTCCAGCTCCATCTTTAGAAACATAATTATAATCATCTTGAGGAAATTTTTTTAAAGCTTGTTGGTCTAATTCAATTACATGACCAGTAAATTTACCAGTCTCCATATCTTTCCAAGGCTCTAATAAAGCATTAATAGTTTTCCATTTAGTTCCAGTTCCTAACATCTCTGCATCATTATCCATTGCATCTATCAATGGATTTCTTACTGTAGATTGCCAATCTGTTGGTATAACTCTATCTATTGTTTTTCCATCTATTCCTGGAACTTCATAATTAATATATCTAATATTATATTTGTCATAGTTAGGACTTACAGCATCTGCTAAATCGCTATCTCTCCATCTTGTTTCATAATCATCAACAAGTTTTCGTAATTCTGTATTTAAACCAACTGGAGCATCAGCTGAAAATTTAGTTTCAGACACATCTATTCTATTGTTATTGATAATGTCTAAAACTCTTTGTTTATCAAATTTTGTTTTTGCATCTCCGCCAATCAATCTGTCCAGGTCCATCCATTTCAATTCACTTTCTTTAACACCTGGAGTATTTTTAATTGTATTATAAATTTGTTCTCCAGTTCCAGTTGGTGGAAGTTTCTCTGCTGCATCTACAACAGCTGATTTAAACATTGGAATATTATCAACTGCATTAACGATAGCTTTTAATGGTGATCCTTCAGCTTCATTATCAGCAGTCATACCGATAGTAGCACCAGTAGTAGCTGTCATAGCTGGAACATATTGCTTCATAAATTTAAAGGCATCTATAATACCTGGAATAGCTGCTGAGAATGCTCCATATTCTAATGCCTGGACCACTTCATCTGCTATCTTATCTTCTGGTGTATCTGGTAAAATTCCAATTAGATTTTTTAGTTCTATAATATCTTTAGAGAAAAACTCTTGAGAGAATGTACTTTCTGCACCCATAATTTTATCTTCAATTCCGATTGCTCCACCAACACCACCAGAGATAAAAAATGCTGGATATTTTGGAATACCAGCAGCTCTTAACTTATTATAAATTGGAATAGAGTAGAGTAGGTCTTGGCCCATTACTCCAACTAATTGAGAAACAAAATTATCGTCTTTTTTAAATTCGTTTAAGTATTCTCTAGCTTCTCCTAGATTATTTGAAATATTATTAGCAAAATCATAAACTTGTTTTTCATTAGCTTCATTTAAAAAACCTTCTGGCATACCAGTTGCTAACGGAGCTTTGTCTAAAGCTTTCACAAATAATGGCATTAAATTTGTTGCAACATCTGCACCATTAACAACAGCAGTTGCTAAACTTAAAACTGTATCTTTACCAGTCTCAAGCATAAAATCGCTAACATTACCAAAAAATTCTTTTTGTACTTCTGGTGTTGCATGTCTTGCAATCCATTCTTCTTTAGTACCGCCTTCACCTAAAAACTTATCAAAACTTTCAAAATTAACTACTCCAGCATCTGGATGATTTTCATAACCTTCAAGAGTTGAGGTGTCCATTTTATTTTTTGTAAGAAGTTTGTAAGCATCACCTTCTCTTATTTTTCTTTTAGTAAAATCTGGTAAGTAAATATTATTTATTAAATCAGTCATCAATCTATTTTTTTATTTTTCTTTTTAATTTTATTAATTTTAACACCTGGTTTAGTTGCAAATACAAAAGGATCTTCGCCTGGAGGAGCTACTTCTGATCTTATTGCAAATACATCTCTTGCAAAATTTATTTGATCTAAACTTTCCATCATTATTTTTGCATCTGTATTTGTTTGATTAGAATTTTTATATTCTTCTAAAACTCTTGAGGCAACTTGGTCAAAATATGAATTATCAGTTAATGCTTTTGTCCAATCCTCTTGTTTTTCTGGAAAAACTAAACTATCTAAAGTTGGTATAAGAGATGTATGGAATTGTTCTTCTAAAGTTTCTAAGTAAGCATCTTCTGGAGTAACACCATTTAATACTTTTTTAGTATAGGCTTGATTTATAAATTTTTCATTAGTTGCAATAAATTGAGCAATCGCTTGAGCATTTCTACTATTTACGTTTGAGATGTTTCTAATATTAGAATTTATTAACTGTGAATAAAATTTAAAATCTTTATGACTTGCAAAATCTCCTTTCGATTTATCAATTAAAGCATTAAAGTCAGCAGTATCATCCATAGCCATATTTTTTAAAACATTGTTGTCCAGGATGTATGACTTTTTAATATCATCTAATTGCTGAATAGTTGTTGCAGAATATAATTGTGTAGTGATTGCCATATACAGCTCATCATCAGTCATTCCATCTTGATCTTTGTCAACCAAGAAAGTTGATGCTTTAATAAACATCGCCTCATTAATTATACCATCTTCAAATAACTGATATAACTCATTGCCAGTTGGTAATTCGTTTTTAGAAAACTCATCATCTGGATTTTTTTGATAATTACTTATTCGATAAAGAACTTCTGAAAATGCACCTATTTGAGTTCTTTGATCTCTTAATTCTGCAAGTTTATTTTCTTCATCTTTATTAAATCGTTTTGCAACTAAAGCATATTTAGCTTTTTGTAAATACTCTTTAGCTTCTTCTACTCCAACAGCCTCTATTAATGCTTGTTCATTTTCAAGAACACCTTTTGGATTAATGTTAAGCTCTGTATTTAACATTAATTTATTTTTAATTTTCTTTTTTTGTTTAACTAATGCTTTATATTCTTTTACTCCAATATATTTTTCATAACCTTTGTTATTAGTTAAATTTTCAAAAGCAATAGTTCCAATGGCTACTTCAGCTTGATCTTTAGAAAGCATTTGAGCAATAGATGTATCAAAAGCATCTCCAACAGTTAAAGTAAATTGTTCAATATTATTTGTTGAAACTGCACCATTTAATTTAGGAACTAATATAGCTGCATTTTTAGAAATTTCATTTTTTAATAATCTTTGTACTGGAACACTTTGACCATTTAAAAATTTTTTAAAATTACTTGGCTCTAAATCTTTTAATAATTTATTAGGAGCATCTGTATCTATACTATCTTTATATACAGAATATTTTTTATCCATCTCAAGTTTAATTTGAGGATAAATTTTATTTACATTATTTTGATCTTCAATCGCATACATTTCTTTTTGAATAGATGAGATTGATTTTGCAATATCTGTAACAGCTGCACCTCTTTGAGTTGCTAAAGACATTGGTAACGCAAGAGCAGAAGTTCTTGGTGTAGCACTTTCTTGAACTTTTGCCTGGCTATTAAATATTTCTAATTTTGCCATTATGTAATTACTAACCTTCCAGCATCTTGAGATTTAGATCCCATAGTTAGTAAGCTTCCAGCAGCTGCCATATATTGTGTATTAGCTGTCATCTTACCTTTAAATTCTTCACCTCTACCTCTAGCTTCAATTAGTAGAGATTGATTAATTTGATCTTGGACTGCAACTTTAGAATTGTAATCTGCTATTGCTAAATCAAAAGATTGTAATTGTTTATTTCTTAAAGCAACTATAAACGGAGTTGTTCCAGCTCTCATTTCTGCACCAGATCTTAAAGACTTTACAAAAAAATCTGAATATTGTTGATCTTGTTGATCTAGTAATCTTGGCTTCTCAACTGTTTCATATACCTTTTGTTTTACAGCTGCTTTTTTTCTTTCGTATAAAGCTTCTTCGTAAGCTACACTTGAATTGTATTTACCAATTGTTTTTGCTCCTTGAGCAGCAGCTATATTACCTAGAAAACTCATAAATTTTTGCCATCCTATAATAGTTAGTTTGGTCTGGACCATACATGGTCATCAAACCTTCATTTTTTAAACCAAGCCATTCGGCAAACCGAATACCAGTTATAAATTCTTCTTTAACTGCTGTTTGCAATCTCCAAACTTCGTTATTCTTACAAAGTAAGTCTAATCTTCTCTTGACCGCAGAAGCTGATTTAATTTTATAGTTATGAACTTTTTTACTTGCCATAACCCAGCCTTCAGCAACTCCATCCCAAAGAGGAATAATCCCACCAGAAAGTATAGGCTCATTGTCAGCCAATAAAGTGAATGACAGGCCAAAAACTTTAGTATCAATTCTAGTTTCCGTATAACTTGCATCTATATCCATTAATTTATGGTTTAATCCAAACTCAACCATTTCATCACCATGATGTCTCTCGTAAGGAATTATTTTAAAATTAGCCATCCGATGTAACTAAAGTTGGATATATTGAAAGTATTGAACAAGGCAAAGGCTGATCTTGTTTAATAAATATAAATCCATCCGAATTATAGTCATCATTAAATTCAATTTCTTTATCACCAGCAAGTAACGTATTAACTGGAGCAGATAAATTACTTGAAGTTGTTCTAAAAGGAATAATCTCAAGATTAGATAATGATGGTCCAACTTTAACACCAACAGTTTCAAATAATCTTAAAACAACTTTTGAAATTCTTTTTGTTTTACCTTGAGAGGTTCCTTCAGCAGCTCCACCTTCAATTCTCATTGTTTGTAAAATACTATCGTAAGATAAACCGATAACAGCTTTAGTAACTGATCTATCTAAAGTAACAGCACCAGAATTTACAACCTTATTTGCATGTACAGATCCATCTGCCAATATTGATACAGTTTGACCTTCTAAATGACTTAATCCACTTAATGATGATACAGAAGATCCAGAGTAGGTAAGGTGGCTATCTAAAAATCTAAAACTTGTTGCATCTGTTTCATCAAATTCAAAATTAGAAAAACATTCTACATATCTTTTAGTTGCACCATTAATTGTTCTTTTAACAATAACCCAAACTTCATCTTCTGTTAGTGTTCCAGAAATAGAAGCAACACTTTCACAAACAGAATTACCACTACCAAAAGATCCACCGAAAATATGTCTTGTCCAGGCAATAACATTTTCTGATCTTTGATATGTTAATGCAGCTAATACTCCATCATCTCTAACACACCAAATAATACTACTTGGCTCTTGTTGGAATGACATTTCATTTATTCCAGTATCTGTAGCTGTTTCATTTAAAATAGTTAGATCTGGAGCTTGATAACCATCACTATCAAAGTTGTACTGTAATTCTCTAATTTTTCTTCTGGCTTTTTGTAGAAATAAAATTGCATTACCAGCTGGAATAGCATCTACATTAGCTGTTCCAAATGAACTTTGTTTTTTAATAGTTATATTTGTAGGAGTTATAGAAGCATCTGTACCATCTGCTGATACTGTAAATTCTCCTCCAGTCGTTCCAACAACTAAAGTTCTTACAGCTTTCATATATCTAATGGCATTAACTTGATTAGATGCAATCGTATAAACCATAGCATCACCAGCATTAGTTCCAGTTGTCATGTTTTCGTAATCACCAGCAGCAGAAAAAAATAATGTTTGTGGCTCATCTGTTGTTCCAGCAAATACTAATCTTTGCTCAAAAAAACTTACGCAGCTTGGATGGCCTGTCGTATCTGAAAAAGCTCCAAGCTTCCAATCTGCTTTAGCATTGGTATTTGTAAAGGCTGTTAAAATTGTACAAACAACAACTGTCGTATTTGTTCGAGATGTAATTTTTGCAATACCAGAATTAAAAGTAATTAATCTTCCAACATCAGTTGTTTGAAATCCAGCACCACCATTTATTCCAGTAACCGCAGATGCAGTTATATTAACACCAGTTCCAACAGCTGCTGAGGCTGGAGTTAAAGTAGTCGTTGTAGAATTTATTGCAAGATAAGGTCCATCAGTAAAATCAACTTGTGTTAATGACCATGAAGTATGTCCAGTTCTTGAAAGCTTCATAGTTTCATGATTTGGATGCACAATGTACATTATGTCAGCAGATTGAGCCCACTTAATATCAAATAGTTCAGCTGTTAAATAAGGTGAAGATATTTCATAAGGACTACCACCAGATAAAATCTGTCCTTTGTCTTTAAAAAATCTAATATAATTATTTCCAAATTCTAAAATATAAGTTTGAGTAGTTGAAAATTCAAAAGGTATTAATCTTGTTTTTGCACTACTTGATTTAACTTCAGCAATAAATTGAGTACCAACTCTTCTAGTAGCAGCACCTTGAGGATGTACTAAAAAATTTTCTAAAGTTTTTGCTCCAGAACTATATTTTTCAAAATCAGTTCTACCTTCCATTTTAGGAGAAAATTCTCCAGATACAAAAGAAGTTAAAGCTAGTGTCGTTCTTGGCATATTTTTCTAAAAATTTCTTGTTGGCTTAATCCTTGTTCTTCTCTTTTACATTTAGAAGTAGGATCAATCTCATGTTCGTTAATAATTTCTACTAATGCGTATCGATAAACTTTATTGTCATCTCCCCATTGAAAATGAAGAAGTGATTTAGGCTCAGAATATTTTTCTAATAATCTTGGATCAAAAGATGATTTTGACATTATAATCTAGCATCTGTAAATTCAGAGCTTTCAATAGTACCTAGTGAGTTTTCAGTTGCATCAATAAATCTTGCTTCTCTTAATCTTTCATCTGCTCTAACCATATATTTATCCGCTAGAGTTGCATTGTTTGTTACTGCATAAGCAAGATCAGCAGCAAGTTGATGAGAAATACTTTCTTGTAAATAAGTATCGTATTCATTTGGATCAGTTATTTTTGCAATATAAATTATATAAATAGTACCTTCGTTAGTTACTATATTTTTGCCTTCTAATTTATAATTAATATCTGATTGAATACTATCTGTTGCTCCATTGTGTACTTTTAAAACTCTTAAACAATCTGAAGGAAGAGCATAAGCAAAAGAATATTCTACTACTGGAGCTGTACTGTTTTGAGCTAATTGAACTCTTTTGTGTAAACAATTCCAAGCATGAGATCTAAACACTCTATTTCTTACTGGCTCATATCTTTGATTACATAATCTAGCATTCTTACTATCATCGGTTAATGCTGAAATTGTTGATGCTCCTAATAAGTTAAGAGCTGAATTACACATATCTACTACTGATGCCATTATATATTCTCCACTTTGATTTCTTTACAATGAAATCTTATTGCTAATTTATTATTAATTATTTCTTCTCTATCTAAACTTTTTAAACTTCTATGTGATTGTAGATAGCCATCTAAAATACAATCGTTGTAATTATTAAATTCTATTCCTAAAACTTGACCTGGCATACATTGAGGTTGAGATCCAGAAAATGAGCATAGATATAAAATTATAATGTATTTCATTTTAGCATTTCCATCTTCGTCTAGCTTGTCTGATCCTTGAGTTTGGATTATTTTTAGTTTTTGCAGAAGATCGTTTAAGTTGACCTAAAGATCTTGCACAATATGATTTTCTTCTTTTAGCAGCAGCTGATCCTTTTTTAACTTTACCAGTTACTGCGGTTTTTAATTTTGATCCTGGATTAGCTTTTCTATAAGCTTTAACTCCAGCCTTTGTCATTCCAGCACCTTTTTTAGTAGGTCTGTAATTTTTTTTATTTCTTGAAATTGCTCTTGCCATTTTACTATTGCCTGGCGGAGTATTTCATCCGCCAAACAAAATTAGTTATTAGTCAATAACGTAAAACATCTGAAGCATGATAGTTCCTGTACCATTAGCACCAGCTAATGTTACTGTAACTGGAACACCATCTTTATCTGCATCCGCTACTGAGTTTTTTCCTAAAGCTATTGTATCAAGAACAACAACACTTTGAGCAGATGTTGACGCAGCCGCAGCTTTGTATTCATCCACATCAAGAGCTTGATCTGTTCCGTCTGCTTTTTTATGAGCAGCATAACCTACAGAAATTGTAGTTGATGATCCTAAAGCATCATAACTAACAGCACCAGATAGCATTCTTGCACCATTTGGTATTGTAAACATAGTGATAGTTGATTGCTCCGCAGATGCTTCGTATTCAGCAAATGCAGCTCTTACTCTACCGCTTAGTTCGTTAGTCTTAATCTTTTCAGAAGGAACACTAACAGTTTTCGCATATTGTATCGAATTAGCCATATTATATTTCTCCTATTGATTAAGCTTCATGAGCTTGGATTGTTACAACTTTGTCTTCTTCCATTCTAGTTGCACCGATTGACTGGCAAACATAAACCTGATGAGCATAACCTTTGTCAGATCTCTCATCAATTCTAGTCATTAAGTCTTGACCGATAGCCATCTTACATCCGTCCATTGCCCATACTAAGCAAAGTCTTTTAGATGATGCGATGTCTAGTCTGTTAGACACGATAAAGTTGAAGCCTAAGAATGAATTAACTTCTCCATTCGCTAGAGCTTTTACAGAGTTGAAATCACTAGATGTAACTTCAGTAGTTCCTAACAAATCAGTAATTTGTCTTGGACCAACTGCAATGTATCTAGTAATTGATGGATCAACAGATGCAGCATCAAGAAGTTCTTTTGCACTTCTTAATTTAGCAATAGTTAAACCAGCAGTACCACTTTCAGTTATCTTTTGAGCAGATGGAAGAGCAGTAGATGTAGATCCAGTCTCTCCAGTAAATGCCGTTCCAGATAACGCAGCGATGATTTCGTCATCTTGTGCACGCCCCAAGGCATAAGCAGCAGCAGTAGCATAAGATGATGTTGGGTCAATTAGAGTTCTAATTTTATCTTGGTTATCGATAAGATCAGCATACTCATAATCAACAAGGCTACATCTCCGTCTAGCATGTGGTGTATCCATCTGTGGAGTGTCAGCATGTCGAGTAGTTCTTTTAACCGCAGAGGCTACGCCAACTTGGTCAAAAAAAGCATTCTTGCCGACAACAGTTTCAACATCAACAGCAGATCTCAGTAATGAGCCTTTTTGTTGTGATAGCATTTGTACATTGTTTGAATACTGCTGTACAAAAGCTGTAGTAATTTGATTTGACATATTTCAAATCTCCTTATGTTGTTGGTTAATGTTAATCGACTTGGTTATCTCCAGGATGGAGGTCGCATCTGTAAATTTTAAGACTTCACTTTGTCTTTTTTCTTAGCGGTCTTTTCAGATTGTCGCTTAGAATTTTGTTTTACCCAGGTATAATAATTATCAGCTATTGGCAGAGGATCTCTTCGATCATTCTCTGGACCAAATTCAGTTGCTAGTCTTAAACATTCAAGTCTAACTTCTTCATCTGAAATTATTTCACCTGGCTCAAATTTATCCGCCATTGAGCATCTCTCTTAACTTCAAGACTTCTTGAACTGCTTTTTGATGATTTGGATGTGTTTTACTCCAATAAGCAGATCCTTCTTGAGTAAGTTCGTTAATCTCTCTTTCAATATCTTTAGCTGTCATATATTCAGATCCATCACCTTTAATGATTTCATCTTCAGATAATTTATCAGCTAGTTCAGAAAAAGCTTTTATAACTTTAATATTATCACCAATTCTTGATCCATCTTTTAAAAATGTATTTTCTAAAAATTCTGATCCTAAAGAATTAACTGCAAGCTTTTTAGCCTGGTCAAGTCTTTTAGCAAATTGTGGTCCAAACTCTTTTTTAAGTTCAGTTTCTGTAACTAATTGAGCTTGAGCAGCAGCTTCTTCTTCTGATACTGCAATATTACCATTCATCTCATTATAAAATTTAATAAGACCTTCAGCTTGTTTTGGAAGTAATCCTAATTGATGAGCAGTTTTATTAAACTCTTGAACTTGGTTTTGATCCATTTCCACATCTTTGAGATTATATTGATAATCTTCTGGAGTTTCTGGAGCACCCAATCTTTTAAATACTTCATTCCAATCCTCATCGGTTGCATGTTTATTAGGAACTGGAATTTTATCAGCTCCAACTAACTTTTGTGCATGGAGATAACTTTTTACAAAATCTTCCATGTTATTAAAATTGTCCAAAGATTTTTCTTCTTTGAAACCTTCAGGAATTAAATCTTTAAAATTTGTTTCCTGGTTACTTACAACATCCGTTGCTACAGTATTATTCTGAACAACATCTGTCGTTTGTTCAGATTGCACCTCTGGTGCAGTTGTCTGATTTTCCATTATATACCTATTGGTTATTTTGATTTAAGCATTGCTTTTAAGAAGATAAAAATTGATCTTTGTCCTTCTAAAAAAGCGGTCTCATGACTGTTATCTTTTGAGAAAGTAGTCGAACTCTCATGACATCTTATAGAGATGTCCTCTAAAACTCTTTTGCCTTCTTCTGATCCAAAAACTATTTTGTAATCGTTTTTAAGTTGATCTAATTTTTTTTGTATTTGTTTATTGTGATCCATCTTGAACAACTTTTGCTAAAGGAGCTGCATTTTTAGCCATTTCAGTTTCAGCCATTTGTTGCTGCATTTCCATTTGTTGAGCTTCTTGTTCGGCTCTATCTGATCTAATTTGTTCTACTTCAGCATCTGATTTAATTACTTTTGCTGGTAATCCTAAAATATCAATAATGTTTTTAACTAATCCATTTTCATCGATGTAATCCATAACTGGCATAGTTTGAGCAAGTGAACCGAATATTTCTAATCCTCTCATTAAAGATTGTAATTCTTGTCCTCTTTGTGCTAATGCCATTGGAGATACAAATTCTATTTTCAATTCTTGTTGTTGTAAAATATCTGGAGATTGCATGAATAAACCATTTCTTAAAAGAATATTAAATACTCTGGTTATTAATGGAGATAATAATTCTGATTGTAATCTACCTAATACTGGTCCAAGTATTCTCATTTTTTCTTCTTGTCTTTGGACAACTTCAGTCGCAGTCATGTTTCTATTTTCAGTTACAACTAACTGATCGATATGAAACATTTTATTAATAGCATCTCTTCTTTGATTTTCGTTATTAATAGTAATTGAAGTGTTTGCATTAATATTTAATGGCTCAATTCTATCTCTTGATCCAGATCTATAATAATTAATAGAGCCTGGAGACATTCTAATAGGAGCTAACATACCATCATCTGGAATGAGTAGAGGAGGATCAATTTGTTTTGCAGCAGCTTTTAAACTATTTTCAACCATCTTGTTTAAAACTTTGCAGTCTGAAAGTGCCGACATTCCTGGAGATCTTCCATACATTTCTGTTGATGATTTTAAATATCTAGGAATAACGTAAGGATTTTCTAAAAAACCACCTAAAGAAATTATATGACCAGTTCCATATTCAAAATAAATACTTTGAAATGGCATATTCTTTTTATCTTTTTTATCAGGATCGTAATCTAATCTTGGTCTTACAACATGAACTAAATCTATGTCATCAAAAGGATTTTTGTTTGCTGTGTTTTGAATTTCTTTAGAAACATTTTCAAAACCAAATTTTGATACCGCTGCTTGAGCTGGCATTTTAAATCTTCGATAAACTGTATCGACATATCCTTTTTTATTTTCTTGGATATAAAGTTCTTTAATGTGTCTTGCAGAAAAATTTAATATATCTTCTTGATCTTCTTCAATCATCAAGCATGAAGTTCCAAATGCAATCAAATCATGATATGCTTCAAAAATTTCTTGTTGAAAATTTGATTTAGCAATTACATCATACATTCTTGATGTTGCATCTTCTAACCATTCTTTAGCTTCATCACTTTCATTTAATTGCGTTTCTTTAAACCTTAGTGAAAACCATCTATTCGCAGAAGAAGTCAACATACCATGCAGAGATGCAGCTAAAAGTTCAAGAGCATGAACAGCCGTTGCGTCAAATATTTGTGTATGTCGTTTATCGCCTCTTGCTCGTTCTTTTGTGATCTCTGCTTTTCTAGGTAACATAAGATCTGCTACTTCTTGCCAATGGCTTTCAAAGTTAGATCTTTTTTCCATTAACCTAGATAGGTTGTCTTTGAGCTGTCTAGCCAAAGTTCTAAATTCTTGTGATTGCATTTATTTTTTTCTTTTTCTTTTAGCTTTATTTTTTTTGCTATTTGGAAAACCAGCTTTCATATTCTTGTAAGCTTTAGCTGATATTGTGGACTTCTTTTTAGATCTTGAAGTTCCAGCCTTACGTTTTTTATTAATGTTCCTATATAAGCTCATAATTAATATCCTAATAATGTTTTTTTACTTAATGTTGCCTTAGTATTATCTCCAGTAACAGAGGTTAAAACTGTTTTGGTTTTTCTACCTCTTTTTCTTCTTAACAATTTTTCATCCTCAGTAAGTTCTTCTGTAGGCATTTCAGTTTCTGTCGGAGCAGTTTTATCAGCTGTAATATTTTTTGATTTAATTTTAGTATTATCCATCTGAGCTTTTACTTTTGGTTGCTCAACAGATTTTTTAGTTTCTACTTTAGGAGGAGGATTATCATTTCGATCATTACCTCCTATTGGAGTAGTTACTTTTGTAGGTTTTTTTGCTACATCTCCTTGATAGTCTGGAGTACCTATAAGGCTGTCATTAACTTTTCTCTCAACCTTTTTCTCTTTAGCTTTTTTAACTGTTTTAGTAATGCCTTTAATAATAGCTCCAGTAACTCCGCCACCTTTTATAAATTCTGCAACTGGATTTTTTTTTGGTGCAGAATATGATTTAGATTTAGTTTTTTTATTTGGATTACTTCTGTCTGGTCTATTATCTCCTCCAGTATTTCCACTTGGTCCGCCCATAATTATACTCCGAATGTTAATGTTGATTTAGTATCTTTAGTTTCTTTTTGTTTATTTATTTCTTTAACTTCATTTTCAAATGTTGCATCAACAGCTTGATCTAAAATTAAAATATCTTTTTTTACTTTTACTTTTACTTTTTTGTTTTTTGAATTTGATTTAAAAAATTTAATTATTGAATTTAGCATTTATCCAATTAAAGTTTTTTTATTAATGTTTTCATCTTCAATCTCATTCAAACCAGATCCAGTTAAAATTGTAGATCTTCTTCCTTTTCTTTTTCTTGCCGCTATCCTAGTTTCTTCTGCAACTGCCTCATCTCTTTCATCATCTACATACTCTGGAGCTTCTTCTGGCTCAGGCATAACGATTTTTGGAGGTGCTGGCATCTTTGGTTTAAAGATTGATCCCATATTAAATTACCTTATAATTTGTATCGGCTATTGTTTGCCGCTTAGATTGATTAAATTTATTTTCTATTATGCCAGTTGCCAAAACTCTTAGGCTATCCGACATGTGGCTTGACCAATCATGGACTGGTTTTATTTTGTAAGTTCTTTCTTTGTCAGAAAACTTACGATGGTAATGCCTTAAAGCATTGATTAATTTTTTACAGTTATCGACATCGATTAGACATCTTGGCAGCAGCATCTTTACAGCATGGATGCCATCTTCGATTGCCATTCTTGGAGCAACTTTAAAACGTAACCCCATCTGATACGCAACTTCTCTCCTGGTTTTACCAGTCGTAAAATCATGTTGGTCTAAATCATGTGGTCCATAGTTTTGACCAATGATATAATCTTTTTCTTTTATAACTTCTGCATAGTGAGGCAAAGGCTCATTAGTGTTTTCATAGCAATCAACAATGTGGATCATGTGTCCAATTTGCTGAAAAAATATTAAACTTGTTGCATCGTTGTAACCCAAATCCCAGCTAACATTAACTGGATAGCTTGGATCTATTGGAACTCTTGTGATCTGCTTTTTGTCCTCCAAAGAAGATATAAGATCGCCAAAGATAGATCCTTGGATATTTCCAATAAAGCTGCACTCATATTCTTGATCGTACTTTTGTTGGCCCATCACAGATAATGCAGCAGCCAACTCATCATCATCAACTATCTTAGTTTGTGATGCTTTTGCAACATGTAAAAACCATTTCGGATCTGATTGTGCTTTTTGATAATAATCATAAAACAGATTGGCCATACCTTTTGGTGTTCCAACCAAAACCATAAAACCTTTCCTATCAGATAAAGCTGGAGTAATTACTTCATTAATCAGTTCTGAATTAATTTGTGCAGTCTCATCAATGATGCAGCCATCTAAATATATTCCTCTTATGCTATCTGGATTTTCAGATGACAACAGAGTTATCCTAGATCCATTTATAAAATCAGCTCTTAGTTCAGTCTGATTATATTTCATACCAGGAATATTTTTTGTAAAATGCACCAGGTAATCGTAAGCTATCTTCTTGGCCTGGCTATAAGTAGGAGCTATATAGGCATACCTTGGTTGATGATTTTTATTAGTCATGCAACACTTAATAAGCTGATTAATACATAAAACAGTTTTGCCAAACCTTCTATGACAACAGAGCAAGCTATATCTAAACTTATCTAGTTGCTCATGAATTAAGGCTTGAGACTTCCTAGGCTTATATGGAATTGTAACTTGCATTAAATTTTTTAATAAGTTCGTACCATTTAGCTTTAAATTCAGGTTTCTTTGTTTTGTTATAATCAATAGCTGCTTGATCTATTTGTTTTAATAAATTCATTAGTGAAATGTAGGAACATCTTGCGTATGCCAGTATTTCATTTTAATTTTGGCAAATACAAAGTCAGCAAATTCTAAAATATCTGTTTGCTCTTCAAAGCCATCAAAGGATATGACAAGCTCATTATTAAATGTTGTAAAGCTATATGCCGATACGTTCTTGTATTTGTTTTTAATCTTTTTGTTCATGTGTTTGTGTCTGTGTGTTTCATCGGTATATTAATGTAATTAATACCCAGCCTCGATATTGTGGTGTGGTGGTCCTTTCCAGGAATTAAAAAGCCTTTCCTACAGAAACAAGGTTAACAATCGATAGACAGTCAACAACTCTAACTACTAATCATTAATTAATTTAAGAAGAGGTAGTGAATATAGTGAATTAGTTTCTATTATCCTAACCTCATGACGCAAGACCTAACTTTGTTTGTCGTTTATAATACCGACCTCTACATCATTCGGAGTAACGTCAACAACATCCTTATCATCAGTAGTCCACTTGATCTCAATGTTTGTCTCTTGCTTGATCTCTTGTCTATCACCATAGACTGAGATTAACTTAGAAGCTAACCACTTGGCTAACTGAACCTTCTCTCGAACAACCATGATGTTACGATTGTCAGCATGTTCCAGTTCATCCATTGCTTTCTCAATATAAGATTGAGCACCGATGCGTCTTGCTTCTTGAATACTATTTGCAAACTCTTTGTGTTCTGCAATCCATTTATAAATCTTTGTAAGGCTTGGCATATCCTTATCTCTAGCAATACGAACTAAAGGAGTTCCAAGCATTAAGTCTTGGCAAATACGTTTAGATATTTTCTCTGTTAAGACTAGCTCTTTGGTCATTGTATTTAATTATATTATTAGCAGATCTTGCCTTACCTTCTTTAGTCTTAGGTCCAGTAGAATAACCACCATGTACTTTACATCTTATCCTACCATTCTTCATTAGTATTCCAGGAGCCATACAAGGTCTCTTGCCTTGCTTGGTCAATGTTTCACAAGCCAGTTTGAATTTCATTGCTTTGATTAACTGTATGAAGAGACTAATTCAATCAGCTTATCATGTACTGTTTTCAATCAGTCCTTCTTATTTTACATCTGTTGGATAACTTTTCAACTATGATGTTTTCCTATGTTGAATTTTTATTTAAAAATATTTGAGGATTAACTAATTAACTAAACTTTTTGATTATTATGTCAATACTACTAACAATAACTTTATTTGATAGCTTATCCAATACTGTCTCATACATTCGCTTAACAGTAGATCTATTGATACCAAAATACTTTCCAATGCTAGTCCATTTAGATCTATTGGCTCTCATCCAAAAGATCTTACGCATCAATACTGCATCATCCGATATATCTGTTTCAATCATCAATAATAAATCTAATGCTGTATCATAGTTTTGCATTTGTTTTGGAGTACCTCTAAGTTTAAGTTTTGGCTCAACATGATAACCCCAGTCTTTTTTATCATAATAAGTTTCTAATACTTGATACATGCTAGGACATCTGTTGTTTGATGGTTTTCTAATAAATTTCTCTGCTATGGCTGCATCATATAAAATATTAACAATGTTAGATCTTACAAATAAATATTGCTGAAGATCATGCTCTATTTTTGATAACATCTCTTAGTACCCATGGATATAATAATTGACTTGATTTAATTTTATTTAATTCTTCAGTTGGCAAATCTTCTAATTGGTCCTGGAGTTCCCAGCGGTCCAGGCCAGGATATAAATATTCTTTATTTAATTCTTTACGATGTATTTCCTGAAAGTGATTATTAAGTGTTGCAAAACCTTTGTTGGAAAACTTTTTAAATCCTATGCTTTCAATAAAATTTTTATGGCTTGGCATATCAAAAGAAATATATTTATCTTGTTTGATACTAATCAATGGATAGTCATCTAATTTAATTTTAGATAGATTAATTAAAATTTCTTGAACTTCTTTTTTTGTTAATTGAAACAATCCAGCAATATCAACTATTCTAATAAAGGCAGATCTTTTTGTAATATTATAGTTTGAGCAAAGATAATGATAAATTCTAAACTCCTGGTCCGATAGAGCTGCTGTTATAATGTTAGGATCCGTTAAGTAAAACTTTGATGTAGTCATGCTGCCTCCTAAAGCTAATGTTGTATTCGTTATTCTCTGTTACTCGTTTCAATAAATAATCTTTTGCTTGGCAATCTGGAATGTGTTGGACCACTTTATATTCTAGGTACTGGAGCATCTGATCTGGTGTTAATCGCAGTCTCTGTCCATCTGTGAGCTGATTTTTGATATGAAATTCAATGATTTCTCTGTTTTTAGTGTTTTCATCTACTGTGTACCAGATTGTAAAAAAAGGAATGTTGGCCGACCTGGCTATAAATTTATAAGGCCGATACAGCCAATGCGATTTAGATCTAAACTGATTATCTTTATTATAAATGTGATCCGCAATCATTAATGGATGAGCACATGCTGGACAAATAGACAGTTGGTCAAGATCTGTATAAGCGATGCCATTATGAGCTTGTCTATGCCAATAAGAAAATGGAGTAACTAATTGATTAAAAAATTGATCTCTTGGCATATATTGAGATCTAATTTCCTCAGATAACTTGTCAAATAAAAAAATATAATATTAAAAATAACCCAATTTAGGCCTAGTTAGAGTAAATATTATTTTCACTACAACTTACAATATTCCGAAAACTTTACGTCTATTATAAAGTCCTATTGTTATTATATTACAAATCATTACTTATATAATTATGACTATTGAAAAAGTTAAATTAAAAAAATTAACAAAAAAGGAAGTTATGAAAATTTTAAATAAAATTAAGGATAATTATTTCAAATATAAATTTAAAAGATTGTATAGAAAATTTGTTAAAAAATTTAAGTATTTTATAAATAAATTTAAAACATTAAAAAACTGCACAAGTGGTGGAGGTTTAACGTATGAATAAAAAAACAGCTGCTCTTTTTAAACTAAGAGAAAAAAATATTTATAATAATTCAAAAAATAATTTTAAAGACATCAATGTAACACTTTCAAAAAAAAATGCTTTTGCAATGTCAGCTTGTTTTGCAAGAGAACAACTAACTTTTATAAGTTCATTTAGAAAATTTCCTTTAATGGAATACTTTGTCCAAGATCCTCATAGATGGAATATTTTAAATTATATTATTTATTTTTCAGCAAAAAAGGAGCCAATATATTTAGAGAAATTAAAAAAATATATTAAAAAATCTGATCGTCATGTTGAAAATATATTAAAAGATTGTTTAGCAACTGGAATTTTTATTGTGCTAGATCCGCATGAAACAGTATTAAACAATAAAAAAATTATAAATATAAGACCATCAGAAAAATTAATTAAAGAATTTTATGGTCATAATATTTTAAAATATAGAAAATACATGAATATAATTAAAAGGTTTAAGTTTGAATAAAAACGAATTTTTAAAACCAGTTGAAGTGCAGCATGAGTACGGATTAAAAGTAAGGATGTTATCTTATTTTAGAGAGTGCAGCATGGATGAAGGAGTTTTAAGAGGACCAAACTTTTTAAAAGACGGAGAGGTTGTTTTATATAAAAGAGAATGGATTGAGAGTTATATTAATTCTAAACAACCTTTCGCACCAGTACAAACTAAACAATCTGAACAAAAACAAACAAAGACAGCAACTGTACATAAGTTTCAAAAGTAACAAATCATAACAAAGCTACATCGTAATCTCATTCAATAGGAATAAATCTTATTTTATGAAACTTAATGATAAAATTAAGACAGATCCTTTACAAGAAGCATTACATAAAACACTTCCTCTTTTTGCAAAAAAATTAAAAATTAATCATCATTCACCAACACAATTTGGAACTCCAGATCCAGCCTGGCTGTTTAAATATTGTTGGATGGACCAAAAAATGCGTAGAGAATTATTGCCTTCAAACTCTGCTATGGAAGCTGGAAAGAGAGTAGGTGGTGTATTACAAAAAATTTATGCAGATACAGTTTATGATACTCATCCAGTAACAAAAAAAGTTGCACCAAGAGATAATAAAAAAGTATCTATAGAAGTTGCTCTCCAGGAAGAATTAGAATTATTTAAAGAGTATAAAGCAAAAGATGAAAAAGATAGCGATAAAAAAATAAAATATTTAGAAGAAATTCCAGAAGTAATTACTCATGCACATTCTGGTTTAAAAGAGTTAGGTGTAACAAGTCCTTGTACTTGCGAAAGACAAATATCATTAGATCAGTTGGAAGGTTTTAGCTCTCCGTTTTTACCAGTCGTTGGTCGTATTGATTTTGATTTCGTTCAATCTGGAATTGATGTCCTTGCATTACCAGAAAAAGTGGTTGAACTAAAAACGAAATGGTCTCGTTTAGGTAAAGTAAAAAAGGATGGTACTAGAAGTTTCTTACTAACACCAGTACCAGTTATGCCTAGCTTTAATCATGTTTGTCAAGTTGCATGTTATGCAGCTCATTTTAATTTTAAAGTTCCAGCTTATTTACTTTATGCAACTAAATCTGGTCATGTCATTTTTGATAGTAATAACTCTCATCATCTTACAGTTGATGGAATGAAAAAAAATTTACAAATTATGTTTAACAGTTTGAAAAGGAGAGAAAAAATACTTTCTCTGTTTGAACATTTAACAAAAGAAGAAATTATTGAAGAGGCTGCTGGAATGATGGATATGAATTTAGATCATCCGTTTGCCTGGAATGATATGCCTCAAGAATTATTAAATGAAGCAAAAGCATTATGGAAAATATGAGAAAACAAACATCTGATTACATCCAATACAGATTGGACCAGAGGCAAAAACAATTAAAAATTAAATTAATTAAAATATTAACAATAACAATAATAGGAGCAATAGCCTTATGGCTGATACAAATAAATTAGTTCAAGCAATAAATGAATTTAAGAAAAATCTGAATGGAAAAACTATTCCAATTCATGGTAAAGATTATGCAACAGTTGCAATGAGAGTAGCATTTGCAAGAAGAGTTCTTGGAACAGATCTTGATATACATACAAAAATTGTAAGCATAGACAAAGAGACTGTTGTTATGGAGGCAGAGTTATATATTGATGGAACTCATATAGCGACTGGCCATGCAGAAGAAAAAAGAGCTGCATCAAGAATTAATCAAACTTCAGCATTAGAGAACTGTGAAACCTCTGCTGTTGGAAGAGCATTAGCTTTCTGTGGAATGATCTCAGATGGTATAGCAAGTGCTGAAGAAGTTTCAGCTGCAATCGTGCAGCAAGACAAAAAGATCCAGGAAGCCTTAAAAGAATTAGAGGCTTTGTCTCACAAAGGATCTTACACCGAATGGCTAACTAAACACAAAGTAATGATTGAAGGATTAAAGACAAATAATCCTCCAGCTTATGCACAATTACTTGAAGGTTTTAAAGCCGCAAAAAATAATCTGAAAACCAAAGGAGCAATTTAATATGTCAGATTTTGATATGGCAGCAGATGCTGCACCAAAAAAAGAAAGACCAGATCTTGGAGCTGCTTTTATAGCAACTAACAAACAATCTCCAAGTTCTTACGATATGTCTGGAACAATAGTTATAGATGGAGTTAAACATAAGTTCGGAGCCTACCAGCAAAAAGCAAGTGGCAAAGGTAAGATGGCTGCTGGAACAGTTTTTTATACTTTTTACAGAGTAGAAAAAGCAGATGATCCAACTTCATTTAACCCAGCTGAACTAGAGGCATAATGAATCCAGATAAATTTAAAAGTGTAGCGATAAACATCAAGACTTATCAAATGCTTGAAACACTTTCTCAGAAAAAATTTGAGATGCCAATTAGCATGTCAAAGACTGTAGAGTTTTTTATCCAAAAGGCTCATACAGATTTCAAAGGTAAGGATGACAAGAAAAAATCTTAATAGGAGGTTAGATGAGTTAGAGAAATCCAGGCAAGAGGATTATGGATCATTCAATGGCAATATGAAAAAAATTGCTGATGCTTGGTCCATAATTTTAGAGCCATATCTAAAAACCAACTTGCCAGGATTTTTAGTTCCGTTGATGTACGCACAAGCAAAATTAATTAGAGCAACCAATAAGTTTAAAGAAGATACTTACGATGATGCTCTAGCTTACTTAGTTCAAGCACATGACATGCACAAAGAAAAATCACAAGAGATTAATACCGATGAGTTACTGGGAGTGGAAACTAAACCAGGAGATGGCTTATCGAAACACTATTGATAACGATGATAAATTTAGAACTGAATACAAGGAGTATTTAAAAAATGAGCTCAGAAAAAAGAAACCAGAATAATATTGTAAATTTTCCTGGAACAATAAATCCAGCTGTTGATGAGCAGCATAAAGAAATTGTTAAAGTGTTAGTTAATATTCAAACAAAAATGTCTGATGATAACACCTGGCATAATGCAATTTTAACAATTCCAGAAATAAAAATTTTAGCAAACTATGGAGAGGCTATGGAATTAAAACCTCTTATCTCATCCAGGTTAAATTCTGTTTTAGCATCAACTTTAATACGAAGAACAATACTTGAGGATCTGATATGAATAGAAAAAAAAGAGAAAGCTATCTATCAATGAGTAAAGATACTTTTTTAAATGAGGCTACTGGTCCTTATCTAAGATTAGATAGTACAGCTTGGTATTTAAAAAAATTTAAAAATAAAAAAGTTGGATTTTTTTTAAATATGAGTAGCAAATATCAACAGATGCCTAATACTTGTTTTGAGGCTACCGCTGCTAAAATACCAGATCTTAATATTCCAGCAGTTCAAGAACAAATCAAAAAATTCATGGAGAAAAATAATGAAAGCAATTAAAGACGCAGAATACATAGCATTTGCTCACATGCTTGGAGGTAATATTAGATTTTGCAGATTAAGAAATTTTAAACCGCAAAAATCTTTAGCTTTTGCAATAGGTGTTACACACCAAAACGTACAAAAATATGAAAGTGGAGACATTATTCCAACAGCATTTAGATTAAAAAAGATTGCCGATTTTTATGGAGTAAAGACAGATGATTTAGTCAGTCCAACATTTATACATGAACAAACAAAAGCGAATGAACTGCTTGATAGGAGTATTCATGGCGATAGTTAAAACAACAACAGGAGAGGCAAGCTTTGTTTTAGAAGAAACATTTGAATCTAAGGAAAAAGCAACTGAAGGAACTGAGCCTGTTACCCAGGAGGTTAAACAATTAGAAATAAAAATTGATAACACTAAATGGAGAAATGATGAATAAAATTCCTTATGATTTACCTATTGATAGTAAAGTTCAAAGATTAAAAAGAAGATACCAAGGATTAAGCAGAGTAGCGGCAGCTATTAATGATCTTTATATATATGGAGTATATCCATCTAATTTTCCAAATCTTACAACAGTTCTTGAGCAAGCAAAGGATCATTGTAAAAAAATAATTAAAGAGACAAAACAGGAAATCGCTTTTGTTGAAAATCCTAATGGAATGTATGATTTAGTGATGGATGAAGTTTTAGAAGATGCAGATAAAGAAACTCCACATAGAACTAATTATCCAAAGGATGAGCCAGATGAATAAAATTTTAGAAAAAGTAATATTAGATAAGGATCATCAATCTATAATTAAAAAAATGGATGATGCAATAAAAGCTAAAGATAAAGAAATTTTTGAAATGAAAAATATAGAAACGCAGCATCAAAGAATGAATGGATTGTTGCATGAAGAAATTGCTAAATTAAATAAAGAGATATTTAAGTTAAAAAAGGATAATGCAATTTTTAAGGAAAATATACAAGCAGAGCACCTAAGAGCAAAAAAATAAGGCTCTGAGAGCCACAGAGACTGCGTTTAAGCAGCCTCCATGACCTAGACTTCATACTATTTTTTTGTAATTACTTGAGAAATCAAGTTTGTATTTAATGCCTTGCCAGTTGCTTTAGCAAGTTTGTCTTGGTCTGATTTTGAAATACCAACTAATTTATTTCCATAAATTTCAGCAGTAGTTTCATATTTTAAATGACCAGCTCTAGCCTTAACTTGATTAGGATCCAAATTATATTTCTGCATATTGCTAATTAAAGTAGAGCAAAGTTTATGTCTAAAAGTTTTAGTTGGAGATCCTTTTAGTGATGAAGATAATATTTTAACATGACCATCTCTTCTGCAAACTATCTCAGCCAATCCATGTTCAGCATAATTTTTCCAGATCTGAGCATTAATATATTTATAAGATAATGGTCCATCACCTCTAAGGCCAGGTAAAACCCAATTAGAATATTTATGATTTTTATCTAAGTATTTAAACCACATCTCAAAAAATCTAACAGCATCATCATCAAGAGGTATATCTCTTTTGCTGCCTCTGTTTTTAGTTCGGTTTAAATAACCACCTTCTGCTTGTATATAAACACCTTGAATTTTAAGAATTTTATTATTCAGATCTACATTAGATCTTTTAATAGCAGCTAATTCAGATGCTCTTAAACCAAAGATAAATAACAAACATAATATGGCAAATCTATTAGCAGCATTCGTATCATTCCACATTTGCTCATAATTAGTATTAATCATGACCATACATAAATTGTCATCTAAAATTTTAGTTTCTTTACGAAACAATAAATCATCATCTTTTGGAATTACATAAGGATAATCATAGATCTTAAATGTTTCCATATCTCGACAAACATCCCAGCCATACATATTAGCTTTACGAATAAAATGTCTAATATCCTTAACTGAATTTCTTAGAGTTTTAAAAGGAACTCCATCATCAAATGCAGCTTTTAAAAACTGTTCCATTTGCTGTAGCTTAAATTCAGTCAGCAAAAGTGTTGGAGAGATATATTTAGATATTCTTAGATCGAACTCTCTTTGATACCTAGATAATGAAGTTTGATTAATTCTATTTTTAGAATTTTTTAGATCTAATTTAGCTTGAGCAAATTTTTGAAAAGCATCATGAAAAGTTACTCCGCCTGGATCTTTTTTAATTGGAGTTGCAGATCCAGAAAGCTCAAGATTAAACATGGCTTGTTCCGCATCTGATTTAAGTTTAAATGGAGCTCCATCTACACTAATCGTTTTTCTTGTTTCGATTGATTGAATGATCCATTTATTGTTCTTAGGTGTTACTCTGTAGTTTTTTGTTTTTGTCATTGATATTCAATAACTTCATGAGATAACTTTCCAAGAATAATTTGCTCTAATATAACTAGCTGTAAGTGTTTCACTATTTGGTGTTAGTGAATAGAAGTGAAAGTTTTTTAGGAACAAACTATTTTCCGATATAATCTTGGAAAATAATAACATTTAGTTAACCTTTCTTTAGTTGTTAATTTAACAACTGGAAGGTGTTTCTAAGTTATTGATTAACAGTCAACTGCTCTACCAACTGAGCTACCGAGGAATGTTTAAAGAAACAATGTTTTATTAAACAATCGGATGACTGTCAAAATAAATTTAGCGAAAAATAATTCACTAATTTATAAAAACACAAACCAGTCAACTACTCTTATATCAAAGTTAGGATAATCTTATATAGTTAATTCACTAAGTAAAGATTCACTTTTTTTTCTTTTTTTTAGCATAAGCTTTGGCTTTTTTCTTTCCAGCCTTCGTATATGCAAACTTTTTACCTTTTACCATTGGCATAGTTTTTCTCCTTTGTATGTTTAGCCTGGCAATCCTTGTCTGGTGGATAGCCTGGAGTTTGTATTCTGCAAAATCTTAATCCTTTTTCATTACAAATAAAATTTTCAGTTTGAGTTTTGCAATAATCACACTTAACAGCTATGACAAGCTTTTTACCTCTTTGCATTAATAATGTGTTTTATTTAATTATCTATTAATTAAAGTATCGATGTAAGAATATATCCGAGACATATCTTTATTTAGATTAAGTAGTTCTTCCTGGATATGAGCTAATGAAACTTGAAGCTCAATTATAGAAATGCAAATCCAACCACTAATTCCAGTTAGAATAAAACCAAGTATAGGAATTATATAATCATTATTTTTTTTCATTTTTTTTATTTTTACAATTAGGAAAATCAAAAGTCATAACCTCATCTACCTTTGCAAAAGCATCATCAATAAAGCCTAAAAATTTGTATATAAATTTATCAATCACTTGCCACCGCCTTTATATCTTGTGTTCTTTTGTTGTAATTTTTCTGATTTAGATTTTGATTTTTTGTGTTGTCCTGGTCCTCTTTTTTTAGGCTTATCTCTAACAACAAAGTCTTTGAACTTACGAGCCATTACTTAAAACCAATAAACTGAAATACAGCTATAATAGTTGTCAAAGCACCAGCTAACCAAAGCAATACTTTAACAGCACCTTTACTGAATGAAATTTGTTGTTTTAATTCGTTAATATCTTTGGAATTATTTCCTACATCTTTATGCACTCTATGTAATTTAGAGCTCATATCATTAACAGCTTGAACTAATACATTAATGATAGTTGGAGTATCTTTTTTTTTGGTAGTCTTTTTCATTATTTCTTAAAGATATTTGAAACTTTTATTCCAAAAGAAGCAGCTACGATGGCTCCAAAAATATAAAATATTTCAGATGGCATGGCAGATAAGACTTTGGCCCAGTTCATAAATCTTTCTGTTTCGCCTATTAATGGCAAACTTAAAATAATTAAAAACCAAATTAAAATTATTTCATCTTTATAACTTCCGCCAGATTGTTTAATTTTTTCAATTTGGATTTCTTTTTGACACTCAATTTCTGCATTTCTTGCAACTTCTTTTTTTTTAATATGATGTTTTAATGCACCAATAGAATTTTCAATTAATGTTTTTCCAAGTAAATTTAATAGCATTAATATAACCAGCAGTTAGGTCGATGTGATACTTCATCTGAAGTAAGTATATCTATATGAATAAATGTTTTAGCAATACCAAGACCAGTTACTTTTGGAGCAAAGTAATCAATTAATTTTTTACGATGTTGAGAGTTTGATACATGTAGGTCAACCGATTTCGATGTTGTATGCGGTCCGTTTTCGCCAGTTGATGAAACTGCTGCATTGTGGTCTGGACATCTGTAAGCTGATGTTATTTGTAATGGTCCTAATATATCTCTTGCACTTTGCAAAAGGTCTAACAATTCAGAATAAATTGAAACATGGCCACATCCACATTGACATCTAAATTCATCAAGACTAAAGTTTTTCCACTTTTGATCCCAGTCTGATTGTTCTCTTATGTAAGTTGACATATATATTTTTAACTCCTAATTTTTTTTGAATTTCTGATTGTTGCCTTTTTTTATGTCTGCTGGTCCTATCGGATTTAGCATCATAAAAAGTAACTTTGCCAGTTTCTTTATTGACAGTAATAATATCTATTGGTCCTTGACCTTGTAAGTTTTCAAAAACTAAATGGTCATCATCCAACAATTTAAGTATTGCCTCTAAATGAGCAGCAATACCTTTGTTGTAAAATTTCACTTATAATTAAAAAATCCGATGGCTGCTGCTGCTATAGATCCTAAAAATACTAAAACAGCTACAATGCCTTTACCTTTTGAAACACTATCTTGAAGTGTATCTACTTTTTTTTCTAATCTTTGTATGGATGTTATTAAACTACTCATCCGCTCCGAACATAGACGTTCATGTGAACTAAGTCTTATTCCTACACTTTGTTGAGCAAGTGTTGAAGCGGATTTCTTTTTAGGCATTAGTCTTTCTTAACTTCTGCCTTAACTTCATCTTTAGGAAGTTCAGCTTTTAGAAGATTAGAATAATGACCTTGCAATATATTTACATCTGCCATTTC